TTTGCCATCAAGTACCGCACACCTAACCACTATATGTTTCAATGTACCAAGTGCCATAAAACCATTGACGCAATACTCAAGGAATAACAAATGAAACTCTACGAACTACCCCGTAACACATACTTCAGTATCCAAGAAGACCCTCGCCAACACGTATACTTATTTGACCATCTTGATGGTATGTACTCTGTATGCTATGATACAAATAATGAACTTATTCACTTAGCCGCATGGACTGATGTTAATATTGTAAAACCTGTTAAAACATTTTCAGGAGGTCAACCTAACTACATACAAGTACCCACATGAGCAGCTGGCTTATAGTACTCACAGGCTGTATTTACGCATATATTTCTGTTGAACAAACCATTAAAGGAAACATTGGCATGGGTATCTGCTATTTTGGTTATGCTGTGGGTAATATTGGTCTATGGAAAATAGCACAATGATTGGCATTTTAACTATCATAACTGTATACTATATCTGGTATCGAGTGAGCTTCAAATGAATGAAAAAGCCATAGAGTTTGTAATGAAATATTACAGAGTTAACCGTAAACAAGCTATTGCTTTATATCTTGATGAAATAGAAGCAGTAGAAAGTCTTATTAAATCAAAGGTTGTAGAATGAATGAATACTACGTTGTATCTTCTATTAAAAACTTCTTTGTATATGCTAACAGTGAAGCTGAAGCTTACTACGAGGCTGATGCTTACTTAGGTTATACACCTGAACATCTTGAAGTGTTCTTAGATGAAGTATTTGTATGAAACAAATTGACTACTCTCGTATGATGACATTCCCAGAACTGTATGCTGAATATATCTCCGACTCAACGCTGTATTGCTGTTATTGTGGTTGTGAAAGAGTAAGATACAGCTGCTGTTACGAAGTACACTACACAACTTTTGCAGAAATGCGCCCCAGTGAACAACAAAATATTATCCTAAACGATGATCGCCTACAAATTGTTCCGTAAACGTAAAGATGGTACCTATAATCCTTTGTTTATTAATCTTACCTTCGAACACACTGAAACAGCCCTCTTCGGAGGGTTATTTAATTATGACTAAACAACGAACAGTATATCTAGCAGGTAGTATGGAGATGGTATCGCTTGAAGAAGCACAAGGATGGCGTACTATTGCTGAAAGGCGACTAAACTTTAGTGGAGTAGAAACACTTAATCCATGCCGCCGACTACATAACTTCGAAAAACGTTACATGAAGCGTATTTTTGAATTAGACCTTCGAGATATCCAAGAGTCTGATATTGTCTTAGTCAACCTTGATAACCCAACTGTAGCTAAACACGGTACCGCAATGGAAGTATTCTATGCTTCATATGTACTGCGTAAACCTGTTGTGGCTTTTAAGGCTGATGCTTCTATTATTCACCCGTTCTTTGAATCATTAGTAACCGAATGGCGTTCTGACGTTGACAAAGCCTGTGACACTATTCTCTGTGAGTACTTATAATGCTAACAAATATCTGGATCACCATTCTCTGCACTGCATCATTAATTGTAATTGCACAATTTTTCCGTAAACCTAAAATCAATATCTAATATGCCATATATCAAACAATCAGATCGTAAAGAACTAGCTGAAGACCCTAATCGTGACATTGAAAATGAAGGAGAACTAAACTATGTTATCACAGAGATGATCTTCCACTACTTCAAAAAGAAACCTAATTACAAATCCATTAACGCCATTGTAGGTGCCTTAGAAGGTGCCAAACTAGAGTTCTACCGCCGTATAGCTGCTCCTTATGAAGATAAAAAGATTAAGGAAAATGGTGATGTCTACTAAGCCTACTAGCGTAGTCTCTACTGACTTCTTTGACACAATGGCACCTATCTGGTCAAACCAAATAGCTAAACAATATAACAAAGATATGACTGAATCTGAAGTAAAATACAATATAGATAAATCCAATAAAGAAGTAGTGCGTACAGCCTGTGATGTGCCATACAGAAAACCAAAAGACGCTATTAATCCATCACACTACCAAGGTATTGTAGGTAACTACCAATACATTGAATGCATGGAATTTATTCTTGGCTATGAAGGTCTCAAAGCACATCTAATGGGCCAGATTTACAAATACATGATGCGTATGGGTAAGAAAGATTCCGAACAACAAGAGCTTGGTAAAGTTATCTGGTACTCACGATGCCTACAAATTCTGCTTCGTGACAATACTATTATTGGCAAACTAGGAGAACTTAAATGATTAAACCCGTAGTACATTACAAAGGTAGACCTACTTTCAGAGTGTGGCCTTGGCATAACGATGACAGTGATAAAAAAGTTATTGTAGGACATCTTCCAGAAGTAGTAGATCACCCACGACTAGGTCATGCATACGATGTTCGTACATCAAATGTTACTGTACCTATCGATGATAGCGGCAAATTCGAAACACTAAACACTATCTATGAACCTTATCAAAACAGTTAAACGATGGGTTGCCGGTGACGATAAACTGTTTGACATCTATGAATGTACTGTAGATGAAGTCGAACAGTTCACCTCAGACTCCAATAAATCCATGATCCGAATTAAAGTAGGTGATAAAGAATTCTCAGGACTATATAACAAATGGGTTTATGAACACCTATGTGAAAACGAAGGTCAACCTTCTTTTATTGTATTATGGCGTAGTAAAAATAAACCTTGGGTAGCATATGTCAAAGAAATCTGGCAAGACCATATCAATGGGGAGTACAATGTCGAAGTCTCTCCCACAACTAGCACTTACAGCTCAAGCGGTGAGTCATTTGTCTATCTTTGGGTATCCAAAAGTACAGACAAAAAGTACATTGGAAAGCACAAAGGAGCAATTGATGATGGATATGTCGGCTCAGGTACAACGTTCCTTGAAGCTTACAACGAATTCCCTCAAGACTTCAAACGAACTATCTTAGCATACGGTACTGACCAAGAGATGCATGAACTTGAAACAATGTTATTGTTACAATTAAGAGCACTTAAGTCAGATATGTACTATAATTTGAGTAATAACCTTCGAAAGTAAATATGGCATACAACTTTAACCTTAAAATGGGTACTCAAAACTTCACTGTTGAAGTAGATACTAAAGTTAAGTACGGATGTTTTGAACACGATACATTAGGTGACAACTGTGGCGGTGGTTTATGGTTTGATAAAGACCTTATGCTAGAAGACTATGATGGGGTATTCGAGTTACCTTCTGAAGTAAAGAATATTCTGGTAATGTTTAATATGTGTGATAAGGATTTCTGATGAAACCGATGCAAAAACTAATGAACTCAGAGGAACTAAACGATCAACTTCTTTATCTGGATTATCTAGGAAAAACTCTCTGGGAGCTTTCATCTGTAAGACCCGTGACGGAGTGGAGTTTAAAATCGATTCTGGATTTGACCAATCAGATAGACAAAAGTTCTGGGAAAATAAATCAGATTTGCTTGGATACATTGTTAAATACAAACACTTCCCCATTGGAGTGAAAGATAAACCACGGCATCCTATCTTCTTAGGTTTCCGTAATAAAATGGATATGTAAATTTAGCCGGTACCTAATACCTAATAAAGGAAATGTATGCAACAGTATGCAGTGACAGTAGTGTTTTATATTAACGCAAAAGATACTGATGAAGCAGAAATGACTGCAGCAGTAGCAATTCAAGACTATATCTTGAACAAAAATCTTAATGAATCATGGTCTATTGTAGACACAACTGAGGTAAAATTCTGATGGACAAATACACACTATACACAACAGCTGAGGAGTGCTCCGAGGTATCTCAAAACATTATGAAGGTACTACGCTTTGGATTACATACTGTTAGCCCTGTTGATAATATCAGTAACAAACATAAATTAGCTGAAGAAGTAGGACAACTACAATACTGCCTACATCGTATGTCAAGAGAGCTTGAGCTAGATAAAGTAACTATCCAAGACTGCTATGACGCTAAACTAACCACATGGAACAAATGGAAAGCCTACTATGATCGTTGAACTAAAAGAAGGTACAGTGGATGTAACTGTTGTATTCCAAAAACCACTCAGTGACTATCTCAAAGAACAACTAGACTATATTCTGGATACTATTTCTGAATTAGAAACTGACTATAACTTTGCTATTGAAACACATGAAAACACAAAATGACTGGGATAACTTTTATTTAAACATCTGCTCATTAATTGCACAACAATCATACGCAGAGGATCGTAAGGTGGGTGCTATCATTGTGAAAGATGATAACATTATTTCCTTCTCCTACAACGGTACAGCAAGAAGAACTAATAATGACACACAAAGTAACCCTGTTTTGCATGCAGAAGCTCATGCCATTGCTAAAGTTGCTCGTTCAAACCTTTCTACCCAGGGTGCTACTCTCTATTGTACTCTTTCCCCTTGCATGGATTGCAGTAAGCTTATATTTGCTAGTGGCATTAACCGTGTGGTGTATAAGTCCGAGTATAAATGTACGGATGGACTCAAGTTTCTTGCATCACTAGGTGTAGTAATTAACCGAACAGATACACACAACAATCTCTTTTCTCCAAATGCTTTAAGGCACACAGGACTACTATAATGGAACTACTATACGCACTTGTATTAGTTTTATTAGGTCTCTACAACTGGCGTATTACAGATAAACTAGTTGATGCTGAAATAGCCTTAGAAGAATACAACAATATCATCCTACAAATGGCCGAAGAATTAGAATCTTTAGGCTCACCTAACGTAAAGATCCATCATAATGAACAACATTAAAGTAATAGTACACTGTCTACCTTCTACAGAGAAGAATATTAAAAAATTATTCTTCTTAATTTTAGAAGACTATTGTAAAAGGTTTAACGTAAAGGTAACTGATAAGAAGGTTACAGTAAGTATTTGCCTTGTTGAATACTCAGACATGATAACCGACGATGGGCTAACTGTGTGTAAAGAAGATGGTAATAAAATTCTAATCCAAATGAGGGATCCTTGGCTTAATAACTGGGAAGATAATAAGTATATGTACTATAGGTTTATTAACGTTATGTGTCATGAATTTGTACATGCCTGTCAAGACTTAACTGGAAGAAAAGGGTTTAAAGTAAAGGGTTTAACTTATAATAAAAGTTCTGAAGTAGAGTCTTATTACTTTGACCCAGAAGAAATGGAAGCTCGTATGCTTGAAGGACCATACTCCGAACTATATGCACAAGATTTATTATGACAAAGAAAAGATATGTGTTTGACATTGAAACAAATGGTTTCATACCAACAGTTAACAAAATCTGGATGCTGGTATTAGTTAACCCAGATACAGGTGAAGTAAAAGAATATGTAAGCGAATCAGGTGATCCTTGGTCTCCTGATATTGCCAATGGTTTAATTGAATTAGAAAGTGCTGATGTAATTATTGGCCATAACATTATTGGTTATGATCTTGTTGTATTAAAATACCTAACCAATTGGACTCCATTACCTCACCAACAAATAGTTGATACATGGATTATGTCTCAATGTAACCAATACAAACGAGATCACAAACATGGTCTTGAGGGTTGGGGCTCTAAGCTTGGATACCCTAAACTTTCGTTTGATAAGTTTGAAGAATACTCAGATGAAATGCTTACATACTGTATCCGAGATGTAGAACTAAACGTAAAGGTTTATAAGGTACTGGTAGAAGAAGCCAAAAAACTTATTGCTAAGAACCCGCTGTATAAGCATGGCTTAGAAACAGAGTTTCAGTTTGCACGTATTGAAGCTGACATTCAACGTAAGGGTTGGATGTTTGATATGGTTAAAGCTCAGTCATTACTCAGTGAGATTAACAATAAACTAGATGCTATTGAAATGGTTCTTGAACCACGTATTGGTATGCGTTGTATTAAAACAGATGGTAAAGATGAATTCAAAGAACCAGCATGGCGAAAAGACGGATGCTACACCGTTGCCACTGTCAGACACTTTAATCTACCGCAAGAATCAGGAAGAACTACGAGACCTATTGAAGGACCATACTGTAGAATTAGCTTTGAACAAGGTAAAGTCGGATCAATTGAAGTCGTAAAAGACTGGTTGTATTCTATTGGATGGATACCTGATGAATGGAATGTGGAGAAAATCAATGGTAAATTTGTTAATAAGTCTCCTAAGATTACCGAGTCATCTCTTGAACGGCTTGGCCCTGATGCTATGTTGGTTAGTGAATACTATACAATCAGATCAAGAAAAGGTATCTTGGAAGGATGGATTGAAGCAGCTAAAGGATCCAGTGATAATCGTCTTCACGGTCGTATGTGGACTATTGGCACACCAACTTTCCGTTGCCGCCATGAGCTTGTGGCTAATCTGCCTAGTGTGGATTCAGTATACGGAAAAGAAATGCGAAGCCTTCTCATCTGCGAACCTGGAACCGTTATCGTTGGTGCTGACTCTGCAGGTAACCAGATGCGTGGTCTATGTCATTATATTAGTAACGATGACTTCACTAATGAAGTAATTAACGGAGATGTACATGCGAAAAATGCTAGTATTCTTTCTGGAGTATATGAAACGCCCCGTAAAACAGCTAAGCCTTGGTTATATGCTTATTTGTTTGGCGGTGGCGACGCAAAACTTGGCTTAATTCTTACAGGAAAATCTAATGCTAACATTGGTAAACAATCCAAAGCATTATATGAATCATCCATTCCCGGATTAAAAGAACTTAAAGACAAGCTAGGTACAATGTTCGATAACACATCTAATGCCTTTGGTAAAGACAATGCATTTATTCGTGGTTTAGATGGTCGTCTGGTGTTTGTAAGTTCTAAGCATCAAGTATTAAACTACCTACTACAGACTGCTGAGGGTATCACATGTAAAGCAGCTATTGTATGGTTAAGGGATGAACTAAACAAACGAGGTATTCAACATTACTTTGCTTTACACTATCACGATGAATTAGCCGTGGTAGTCAAAGAAGAATACGCAAAAGAAGTGGCAGAGCTATCTATCCAAGCTTTTACAGAGGCACCTAAAGCTTTTGGTGTTATGTGTATGGGTGGTGATGCACATGTAGGAACAAACTATGCGGAAGTACACTAATGATTGAAGAAACATTTGACGTAGCAGTAATTGATGCAGACTCTATTCTGTATCAGATAGCACACTACCAACCATCACCTGCACTATGTAAGAAAGCTTTTGACAGTCGTTTAGCTGACATTATGAGTGAAGTATCTGCTAGTAGTGGTGCTGTCTTTATTAAAGGTAAAGATAACTTCAGGTATCGAGCAGCATTTGACTACAAAGGTAATCGTAAGGATACACTAGAACCTGAAGTTAAAGATCGTCTGGAAATGTTGTATGCTTATGCAGCTGACTTCTGTATTGAATCTGAAGGTGCCGAAGCAGATGACTACTGTGGTATGGCTTTCCGTCTGGCTCAAGAAGAAGGTAAAACAGCTATTGTCTGTCACATTGACAAAGACTTGGATACACTACCGGGTTGGCACTATAACTTCCGTAAAAAAGAATTTTATGAAGTAACACCTGAACAGGGTTATACTTTCTTAATGAAACAAATTCTTATGGGTGATGCAACAGATAACATTCAAGGTATTAAAGGTCTTGGACCTAAAACTGCTGAAAAGATATTAGCTGATAAACCAGTAGCAAACCTACTAAACGTTGTGTTAGATACATACCGTATTAAATGTGGTAACACATGGCAACAAGACTTTGTTAAGTCAGCTAACCTTATCTGGATCAGAGATAATGCAGACAACTTTAAACCATTAACACTAGAAGAATTAAAAGAGAAATTAAAATGGAAGACTATGGACACTGGCACCCTCTCACAGAAAGACCAGAAAACGCCTTTGGATTTATCTACGCTGTCATCAACCTCGAAACAGGAAGACAGTACATTGGAAGAAAGCAACTAATAAATGTATCAAGAAAACTACTGGCCGGAGCCAAACGAAGAACTGTCACGCGTAAGGAATCAGATTGGAAATCTTATAAATCATCCTGCCGAGAGTTGCTTTATGATATTGAAAGATACGGACTTGAATCTTTTACATTTGTTATCTATAAATGGTGCATTGGTCCAGGAGATCTTACATACAGCGAAGTCCATGAGCAATGGCAATGTGAGGTCTTATCACGAGATGAACTACCTAATGGAGAGCGTGTCTGGTACAATGGCAACATTGGAGCCGTCAAATTTCTTAAACCTAAAACAGTATGAGCAAGAAACCTAAACAAGAAAAACAATATGATGACGAACTACCTTCATTAAAAGATGAGTTCAAGAATCAGTTTAAACGTAAAAAAGAAACACAACAAGAAGCTAAACAACGCAGACAGCGTATCAGGGAACTTCAAGAAAATCAATACTGGAATTAAATATGAGTAGATGGTACCACGCACCATGCCCTAAATGTAATTCATCAGACGCTTTCTCCTATAAAGATGGAGATGAATGGGGCTTTTGTTTTAGCTGTAATAAAAATTCACCTATTAATCCTGAGGTAATTTCCTCAACATACCCAAAAGAAAACTACAATATGCACACATTAGATGAAATCCAGACTTATGACACACGAGGTTTCCAAGAACGAGGTATCACAAAAACAGTTGCTGCATACTATGGGGTTAAAGTTAGCTATGCAGAAGATGGTACTATCAGCAGTCACTTCTATCCTTATACTAAGGACAGTGTTGTTGTTGCCTACAAAGAACGAAAGCTACCTAAGAAGTTTAATATCCACGGAGAATTTAAGGATGTACAATTCTTCGGACAAAGTGTATCGTCTGGAGGAAAACGGATTGTTATCGCTGAAGGTGAACTGGATGCTCTGGCAGTTGCTCAGGCACAATATGATAAGTATCAACGATTTTATCCAGCGGTTGCGGTCCCGTCAGCTAGCTCTAAGTCTCTCATCCTTGGGCAGCGCGAGTGGCTACGATCTTTCGATGAAGTAGTCTTATGCTTTGACATGGATGAACCCGGTCAAAAAGCTGCACAAGAAGCTGCTAAAATTATTGGCTATGATAAAGTTAAGCTAGTTACCTTACCCGAAAAAGATCCATGTGATACATTAATTAAGTATGGATCTAACCGGCTGATGCAGTGTATCTTTGAAGCTAAAGAAATGAGTCCTGCAGGTATTGTTAAAGGTGAAGCTGTCTGGGAACAGTTTAAACTTAAACAAAGCATTACATCTTTACCTTACCCACATTGTCTAGACTCTTTAAATGAAAAGTTATTTGGTATGCGTCTGGGTGAAATAGTATTGTTCACTTCGGGTACTGGTAGCGGTAAGTCTACAGTTATTAAAGAGATTGTTTTAGATATCCTTAAAAACACAGGGGATATGGTAGGTATGGTATCATTAGAAGAATCTGTGGGTGATACCGCAGAGAAGTTTATTGGTATGCAACTTAAAAAGAATCTTACTGTAGATGACGTTACTGATGAGGAACAATATGCTGCTTTCAAACAAGTCTTTGGTGATGAACGCTTAGTATTACTAGACCACCAAGGTTCTGTTAGCGATGAATCATTAGTAGATAAGATGGAACGTTTGGCACTAATGGGTTGTAAGTATATTATTCTTGACCACATTACTATTGCTGTATCAGAAGGTTCTAAAGGAAAGACTGGTAATGAGGCTGTTGACTCATTGATGTCTGACCTACTTAAGCTGTGTAAGAAACATAACATCTGGTTAGGTGTTGTGTCTCACCTACGTAAAAGCGAAAAGCCTTTTGAAGAAGGTCACCTACCTTCTATTGACGATATCAAAGGTTCGGGCTCTATTAAGCAAATCTCTTTTGATATCATTGCTTTCTCCCGCAACATGATTGCAGAGACAGAGCAATTACGTAACACTATTAAGTTAAGGGTACTCAAGTCACGGTTCACGGGTAAGACCGGAGACTGTGGTAGTACCAGCTACGACTCTAAAACGGGTCGCCTTAAACAAACTTCTTTAGTTGACTTCGATTAAACAATGAATCCACATCAATATCTATCTGAACGCGTATCAAAGGTTATCTTAAACTCAGATAAGATTTTTAATGAAGGTGCTCGCCTTTTAGCACATCATCCAACATGGGAATATGATCTTGAAAGATTTATCAATGAAGCTTGGGACAATCTACTACGTTACTGTATCCGTAACAAGAATGCAACACATAGCGCATCTGTTAAACTCACATTTGCTTCCGACCTTATCGGAAAAAGAATTGCAAGAGCTATTGGCGCTGATGAAACCAATATCAAAACAACTCTCAGTCTTGGAGACCTTCTACTTGAAACATTCCTCCAAGACGGTCTGATTGATATTTTCCGTGAGTACGATGGTCGTAAGGCACCTTACTTAATTCGTATTGTTAACATGGATGATGACATTAAGCCCACACTTATTGGCACATCCTTTGAACCACTGCTACCTATTGCAGGTTTATACAGCTCATTAACTAAAGAACCATTTATTAAAGGATGGACTAACAGTAAACTGTTCCATGAGTATCTTGACAAACCTTTTATCAAGAGCCTTGAGACCTTACGTCAACAACCATGGCAGTTAAATCAGCCTTTGCTGTCTGCTATGAAGGAAGCTAAGCCACCGGAAGTTCTTGAACTAGTAGATGAGAATGGTGAAATCCAATTATATAATATTCACCATGAAAATCTACACCTTCCTAAGAAGCTTATGAACCTTGATGGTACTAAGTTCATGGGTAAAAAAGATCCTAAGCTACAACGTATGCTAAGTAAGTTCTTTGAGTACACTCAAGTTATTAAAAAGGCTGAACTAGTAAGTAACAAAACATTCTATCAAGAGGTATCATGTGACTACCGTGGACGAGTATATTACGCAGAATCCTTTCTTGAATTCCAAGGTAGTGATCTTGCCAGATCCTTGTTTCTATTTGCTAACAAGAAACGAGTTACTGAAAGGGGATATTACTGGCTTAGTGTCCATACAGCAGCATGCTACAACAAATCCTACACCATCAGTGAACTTAAAAGCCTCACATACCTTACCACAGATTACGTTGAATACCTCAATGACGAAGGTCTGGACACTATCTCTGTAGATAAAATGACTCTGGATGATCGTGCATTGTGGGTTAAACATAATTTAGAGTTTGTTATTAACACAGCTCGTGCTAAGTACATTGACCATAGTGCTGAAAAGCCATATAGCTTTCTGGCTGCTTGTATTGAGATAGCTGGGTACCATAAAGCTAAGATACTGCGTACAGAATACTTTAGTGGGTTACCTATCCCAATCGATGGATCCAACAACGGTTAATTTCGCCAGCTGTTGTAAAACTCTGTGAACTCAGGGGAAGCCTAAGTGCATTTGCATATGGTAATCCTGATCCAAGCCCTTAAGGGAAGGAGCAACGACTATTCCGCAAGGAAGTACACTCAAGTGAGTGGAAGCGCAGAGCACCTAATAAGGTGAAGATATAGTCTGAACTATATGGAAACATATAGCTGCCAACCATCCTGCCAGCCGGTACCTAATAGAGAAAACATATTAGGAGATCAAATGGTAAATAATTTTTATGTGTATCAACACATTGATGAAGATGGTACAATTGTTTATGTAAGTAAAGGTAGATATGCTCGTGCATGGAGGCATGAGAAACGTAATAAAGAGCATTCAGAATGGATGGCTCAACAACTACCTTTACTAAACGTAAAGATAATGTTTAAAGGTTGTACTGAAGAACAAGCTTTTAAATTAGAAAAAGAGCTAATAGAAAAGCTGCAACCTAAGTATAATAAAGATCATACTGATAGAGGCTACTCACAAAGAAAAGATTTTGGTAAATGGTTATCTGAAAACCACTCAAGGTTTCATGATAGTGAATTACAAAAGAATCTTGGAAAACGAGCAGCACAATCAAGTAACCACCCCAATAATACACAACATACTTGTATTCATTGTGGTGCTGTAATGAATCTTGGTCATATTAAACGTTATCATAATGACAATTGTAAAAGGCGGGTTGAGAGTAACAAACTCAACTGAACAAGGTGTGGCAACACCTAGCTGCAATGAGTAAAGATAAACAAGCGGGTACATTAGTATCACTAGTACCTACACCTATTCAAAAAGACTTCTATGTAGCCGTGGCTAAAGAACTTATCACAGTAATGCCTGACTGGTTTGAAGAAAAGCAAATGCCCATGAAGCATATCCGTAAAGGTATTGCCAAGAGAGGGTCAATGACTCGTGCATACTCAGCGGGTAAACAACGTATTGCTAAGAACATGTATGACGATTGTCACATGGAAGGCTTTACGGTTAAATACGGTATTACTGAGGATGACTGCAATAAATTGGCACACAACCTTATTCAGGCTATTAATACTGTATGTGCAGGTCCATTAAAAACTACAAAGTATTTACAAAAGATAGCTGAACATGAGTTAAACTCTGGACGTAACCAATTAACTTGGCATACACCCTCTGGTTTCCCTGTTGTTTATAAAGCTTTCTTACAACATGAAAGGAAACAACGTGGTACTATTAAGGGTATTCAGGGTAATAAAGATGGTCGTGTTATGCATGTGGTTAAGGTTGATGTACTTAACAAAGAAACTGGTGACAAAGTACCCTGTCGCCGTAGCTTTGCGTCTGGTATTAGCCCTAACGTTGTTCATTCCTATGACGCTGCTCACATGGCTAACACTATTACTGCTTTCAATGGCTCATTCGGTGCAGTTCACGACTCGTTTAGTACCCATGCTGATGAAGTGGATTTTCTACAGGAAGTAACTAAGATATCTTTCATTGCACAGTATGATGTAGAAAACTTCTTTGATGTACTCCAAGATACTCTTATGCTTGATAAAGAATCATTCAAGTTTAATCAGCCTGAGTTAGGTAACCTTGACTTATCAGAGGTAAGTAATTCAAAATATTTCTTTTGTTAATAGCGAGAGAAGCCGGTCCCTAATACCATACAGAATGGCACATGCTGTTCCATACAACAACTAACAAGGATTTTAATGACAACATACAACACACCCTGGTCTACCGTGGGATATTTAACATACAAGCGTACATACGCTCGTGATATAGGTAACGGTAAGACAGAAGAATTTGAGGATACCATTGACCGGGTACTTGCAGCATCATTGACACAGCTACACTGTAACTTCAGTGAAGAAGAAATTATGATGTTAAAAGATTACATGATGAATCTTAAAGTATCAGTGGCAGGTCGGTTCTTGTGGCAGTTAGGTACTAAAACAGTTAAGACTTATGGGCTACCTTCACTACAAAACTGTGCGGGATGCGTTGTCGATGAACCAGTTCGCCCGTTTACATGGGCTATGGATATGCTAATGCTTGGCTCAGGTGTTGGATATAATATCCAGCAAGAACACGTATCTAAGCTACCGCCTGTAAACAAGAAATTTAAAACACCTACTAGACAAGACACAGCTTCAGCAGACTTTATTGTACCTGATAGCCGTGAAGGTTGGGTACAGCTACTAGGTAAGACCCTGAAGTCAGCATTCTTAGCTGATAACAAAACAACATTTACTTACTCTACCCAACTTATCCGTAGTGCAGGAGCACCTATTAAAGGGTTTGGTGGTACAGCTTCTGGTCCTGAAATTTTAGTTAAAGGTATCACAGAAATTAGTACCATAATTGAGAACCGTAAAGGTAAACAACTACGTTCTGTAGATGTACTAGATATTATGAATATTATTGGCTCTATTGTAGTAGCTGGTAATGTACGTAGGTCAGCTCAAATTGCTTTAGGTGATGCCACAGATATTGAATACCTAAATGCCAAGCGTTGGGACTTGGGTAACATTCCCCACTGGAGGGCAATGAGTAACAACAGTATTGTTTGGGATGGTAAGGAAGAATTACCTGAAGAATTCTGGGCTGGATATGAAGGTAAGGGTGAACCCTATGGTTTGATTAATCTGGAATTGTCACGTACAGACGGTCGTCTAGGTGATAAAGCTTATCCAGACCCTGATGTTGTTGTATACAATCCGTAAAATGTAATGCGGATTTAAAACCCTCTCTGATTGACTTGGAAGTCTGGAAGCAGACGACAGGGCGGAAGAATAATTTCACTACAAGGACCAGTCGGTGCCTATAAGAAAAGTTATTCACCGTGAACGACTAAGTGAGAGGGATATTATATGTATTCTGTATATTGGATTAAAAATATTAAACACAAAGACCCGCTAACCGAAGGTTATGTAGGGATTACCAAAGATCTACCAAGTAGATTAAAGAGTCATCGCAATTCTAAAAAGAAAACAAAGCTAACAAACTTCCTTAAGTCTTATGATTGGTTATCAAAGGTTGAAATAGAAATACTTGATATGAATCTGACTGTTGAAGAGGCTTGTGAACTTGAAGCTTACTATAGACCAACTGAAAACATTGGTTTAAACCTACAAAGAGGTGGTGAGCTTGGTGTCGGCCCTGACTGGTATAAAGTACCAGAGAATAAAGAGCAACACCGTTTAGCTACATCTATTGCTACTAAAGAAGCTATCAAACTTAAAGATAGTCCTGAGGCACGTAGAGAAAGAGCCTTAAAGATCCACCGTGAGAAACCAGAGGTGTACGCAGGTACAACTGTAGGTGAAAACAACGGTCGGGCTTTATTAGATTCTGATGATGTATTTCTGATACGCTACACCCTGATTCCCTCAGGTATGAAGCTTACTGAAATAGGTAAAATGTTTAATGTGTCTAACAACACTATACAAAGTATAAAGTCCGGTAAAAACTGGCCTAACATTTAATATATGCGATAGTCTGAACACAGGTATAACAAAAGAAGCCTGTGAGGTGGTGTCGAAGAACCCACCCGCCTACTAAGGTAGGTCATAAAAGTAACAGAATGGTGCAGAACAATCATTAAACAACTACGAGACATGTGCTCTTGGTGAAGTATTCCTACCTAACTTCACTTCTAAAGAAGAACTCTTCAAAGCCACCACTCTACTATATCGCATTGTGAAACACTCCTTAGCACTACCAGCAAAAGGTCTGGAAGAAACACAAGCTATTGTTAACAAAAATATGCGTATGGGGCTTGGTATTACAGGTTACCTACAAGCCACTGAAGAACAGCGGTCTTGGCTAAGTGATACATACGAATACCTACGTGCATTTGATAAAGTATACTCTAAGCAAAATGGTTTCCCTGAATCTATTAAACTTACAACAGTAAAGCCTTCAGGTACGCTATCACTGCTACCCGGTGTAACCCCCGGTGTACATCCCGCTTATGCCAAGCATATGATTCGCCGTATTCGTATTGCTGCAGGACATCCGCTAATTGATGTGTGCAAAGCCAATGGTTACAAAGTAGAATATGTTCGTAAGTTTGATGGATCAAGTGATCATAGTACTATGGTTGTTGAGTTTCCATTTATGCACTCAGAGAATGCTATTGTTGCTAAAGACCTTAGTGCTCTAGACTTGCTTGGTTATGTCAAACGACTACAAACAGAATGGTCAGACAACTCAGTTAGTTGTACTGTGTACTACAAGAAAGAAGAATTAAATACTATTAAACAGTACCTATATGACAACTTTGCTACCAAGCACAAAACACTATCATTCCTACTACATAGCGACCACGGCTTTGATCAAGCTCCTTTAGAAGAAATTACTAAAGAAACTTATGATGCGCTAGTAGCAACAACTAAACTAGTAACATCTATTGATTCAGCTACCGATTTAGGTCTTGAAGATGATTGTGCTACTGGTGCTTGCCCTGTACGATAAGGAGCTATATGAAGATATTAAAGTTCTCTGCTGAATGGTGTAACCCGTGTAAGCAAATGACTGAATGGTTAAAGACTCAGGACTATGACCATGATATTGTAGATATTAATATTGAGGGTAATGAAGAGGTAATTAAACACTATGGTATCCGTAGTGTACCTACTTTGGTTATGCTAAGTGAAGATGAATCATACCCTCTTAAAACAATAACAGGCTTCAGTGTACCTAAGCTAGAAGCTTTTTTGAAGATCTGACTAGCCGGTTCCTAATAGTAAAAGTTTTTGGCATATAGCTCAGTTGGTAGAGCGCATGACTGTTAATCATGATGTCCCTGGTTCGAGCCCAGGTTTGCCAGCCAAATAAAGGATGTCGAGAAGCATTGGTGACTTCAGCGGATTGTAAATCCGTCACTCTCAGGAGTACACTTGATTCGATTCCAAGGGCATCCACCAAAACAAATGTACCTCTAGCTCAATTGGCAGAGCAGTGGATTCCAAATCCACAGGTTGTAGGTTCAAGTCCTACGGGGTATGCCAAAACAAAACTCAAGATAGCTCAACTGGTTAGAGCAGTGAACTCATAATTCATTGGTTATCGGTTCGAGTCCGGTTCTTGAGACCAAAACAACAGCGGGTAAGGTGGTCACTACTGCAGTCTCATAAGCTCGCAGCATCGGCAGTTCGAATCTGTCACCCGCTTCCAAGGATCCTACTACCTTAGGACTGTTGTCGTCACAGTAAAGGCGTCCTATGTAGCTCCCGCATAGTAAAATAAAGGGAGCAACTTACGGGTGGTTCGTATAACGGATAATACAAA